TATCTAACGGGATAGTAGTTTGATTATCGGGAGTCATTGTTACCATAGTAGTAGGAACTTTTTTCAAATGACCGTTGGAGTGAAGATACCCTAGCATGTTTGAACCATCTGGGAATCGTCTAGCGGAAAGGATTTCAGCAAGTTCGTTAGACTGCTGTCCGTTGTCGCTTTCAACTAAAGTCATTAGTGTGTCGTGATAACTATCACCAAGTCCGCCTGTTGCTACTACCAGTGCGCTATGGGCATCATCTGGCAGTGTTCGATAAGCAACTACAACTCTAGTAGAGTTGTTTTTCATTCTTCCAACATGTTTCATTTTATCTCCTTAAGGTTGTGCTGTCTCAGCTGGTGCTTGAGGTGCTACACTTTCTAAAAATTTAGACAATTTATTATAAGTTGCTCCTACAGCCTCCATCTCGCCGGCACTAAATGAACCTCTTCGAGCACTAACATCAATAATTGATTTGATGTTCTGCAAATCGACGATAGTCAGTTCTGGTGCTTTTACTTGTTCTTCTGGTTGATTTTCGTTTTCCATTTTATTTTTTCCTATTGTAAATGAGAACATCCTAAACTAAACATACTTAACTCTCTAGGTTCCTCTATGCCAATTTCGACAACTTCGACCATTTTTTTATCTTGGTCTAAAATATATGATTTCTTAACACAATATCTACTGTCTAATCTAGTATAGATCCAGCTATCAATTACGTCAATCTTATCAACATTTTTACTAGTCATTTTGGCAAAATGGGGAGGTATATGAGAAAGCTTTCTCAAACCTAACACATTAAGCGGATTAATAGTACCTCTCAATAAAGACATTATATGCCTACTTTATTTATAATATGCAGTCTGACCGAAGGGAGAAATTATTGAATCGTTGCCATGCACAACAAACAGAGTTTCGCAGTAATCTTCGTCACCCCAACTACCACAGGGGTATCCGTCAGTAAACATAATGAAGCGTTTTGGTTGGATGTCTTGATCTTTCATAAATTCCCAATTGGCTTCAAAATCAGTGCCACCTCCGCCCTTGCATTCGTATTCCATAATTTCGTCGGCAGTATCGCCTGTAAATTTGGCATAGTTATACACTTCTGTATCAAAGCACCACAGGTCCAGTTTAAAGTCCTTGTATTCGTCCATAATACCTTTGACTTCACTGATAAAGTCTTTAGCCATTGCGTCTGAAATACTACCGCTCATATCGATAGCAACCGACACATCGATAGTTTCTTCGTTCATCATTCCGGGCAAGATAGCACCACAATGTTGACTTTTACGATTAGGACGACTGAAGCTAAAATTACTTTTAAAGATACTTTGGATGTTCATACGCAACATCTGACGCCAATCCATCTTAGGCTCAGTAAAGTCACTGATCATACGTTGTACGCCAGCAGGTACTCGTCCAGCACCTGCTGCCTGAGCGGCCGCAACCATAGCTTCTTTGATCTCGTCGCGTATCTGTTTCTTTTCTTCGGCAGTATAACGAGGGCGACCATTACCGCTTCCATCCTGGTCGTCATCACCTCCGTCGCCGTCACTATCTTCGTCACCGTCTAAGTGTTCGTCGAGCAATTCACCTAGTTTAGTAATATCGATTTTTTGGGCTTTTTCTTCTAACACTGAGTAGATCTGCTCGTAGCTCATTCCTCGATATTTGTCATCTTGGAAAATTTTAATAAAACTAGGCACTGCGCCAATACGTTCATCTTTAAGAATTTGATTAACCGCATAGTCAGCGGCGATGTTAGAGATTGTAGGATCGCGACTATCGCGACGCCCCATATGATCAAACACATTATGTAGTACTTCGTGAGCAAACCCAAACTCAGCTTCTTTGGGTTTCAGTTTGTCTACGAACTCGTTATTGTAGTAAAAATTACGGCCATCTGTAGCCAATGTTTCGCACCAATTGCTAGCATCAATTAGTTTCATACGTGTAGCGAGATTACCAAAAAACGGATGACGCAACAAAAGACCAATACGTGCTGTAATCAGTTTTTCAACAATTTTGTTTTTCTCGGCTTCGGTATATTCTTTAATCTTTGTCTTTTTGACACGTTCTTGTTTCATTACAGATGACATAAATTTATTCCTCAAAAAATAACTTGTTCAACTATTATATAGTCGATCTATCAAAAGAGCAAGTAAAAAAGGGCCCCTGCGGGCCCAATTTTAATTCTCCATCGCTGTGATAATGTATTTTCCGTACTTAGCATGGAACTGTTCAAAGTGATCCATCTTGCTGGCATCAAATGGCAGTTCATAGTTAGTAAGGGCAACCTTAGCACCCATAACAACTAGCTCTGTTGGGAAATTGGCCATCAAAAACTTGAAGAAATTGTCAGCCATTTGATCCCAACCTTTGACCTGCTTTTGATCGGCAGTTTGCAATTCGTAGCACAGGCTAATTGCCAAACTGTACATAGCGGAGATCTCTTTAATGCTACACTTTTCAACCTTGCCCAACAAGATATCTGTAGGATTAGGCATCTGTTTAGCGACCTTACGATGAGCCATAAACTTAACAGCAAGCCCTTCGCCAACCGCACCTGCGACCAAATCAGTCAATGTGCCTTCGTCCAAATCGTCGTCAGCAAGCAATTCGCTAACAAATGACCAGCTACGTGGTGTAGCAAAAGCACGTGAGCTAGACTTTGGATCAAAGTCGTACAAGTCTTGTTTAGCAAAGCCCACATAACCTACAACTTGCTCGTGTACACGGTTAGTAGTAGCCCATTGTAACCAATCTTCGTAGTCAGTTTTCAATTCCAAGTGAACAAAACGGTTAGCCAACGGGCTAGGCATACGATAAGTAACGCCTTTGTCAGTTTCACGGTTACCTGCAGCGATAATGCTCACACCTTTTGGTAGGATGTAAGTACCAACACGACGATTTAGCACCAATTGGAAAGCCGCTGCCTGTGTGGCAGGAGCCGCAGAGTTCAATTCATCCAAGAACAGGATAGCAGTAGACTCTGGATCAGTGGGCAATTCAGCAGGAGGTGCCCAAGTCATAGTGTTTGCATTTGAATCAAAATAGGGAATGCCTTTGATATCAGTGGGTTCCCAAAGGCTCAAACGAACGTCAATGACATCACGCCCTGCCTCATCGCCAATTTGCTTGACGATATCCGACTTACCAATGCCCGGAGGGCCCCAAAGGAATACCGGACGCTTGATCTTGACACATTTACGAAGACTACGTTTGGCTTCGTTAGGAGTTACTGTACGATTGGAACTCATTTTTTCTGACATTTTAGGCCTTTCAATAGTTGCTGGAATTTGTTTCGCAGTATTAATATTGTACGATCTTTCTTGTCTCTTGTCAATAGGTTTTTTTGTGTGATTTAGCTCTTGCTAGTCCGTATTTCTGTAGATCTCCGCCGAAAAGTATCAGTTCTACGGCCGGTCTTTCCATAAAAACAATGATAGAATTGCTCTCTATATAGTATGGAGTTTCCAAAAATTTGTCTAAATTTAGGATTAATTCCACGGTCCATTCCATTTCTTTTGGAAAATCTATCTTGTAATTTGTAACTTTTAGCTGGTTGACCAGCATCTTGTAGCCAACTTCGGTGAGTCTAAATCGGTTAGGAAGGCTAGTCCTTGTATTTTGCCACCATAGCACATGGTGTTTTCTAACGTTTTTGGTGTCTTCAGGCAGTGATAGTTGATTTAAAAACTTCTTAGTCAACTCTCTTTTATTGATCATCTATGATACGTTCGCCGGTTGTAAGTTTATAAACAGAGAAATCTTCGCAATTAAATAATTTATTCAGTTTCTCAGCTAGATTAAGGGCGTGGCCGCTGTTTGAAAAACTTACTTTTTTGTATTTTGGACCTACTTGTTGTGCTACTACACTGGTTGTTTTAAGATTGACTGGTTTATCTTTGTAGAATACAGCCCAAATGGCATCGGCTTCTAAAACTTGTTCAGTTTTATAAGATTTTTTATTTGTGACTTCCAATAAGACATTTGGCTTTGGTCTTGACATCTGCGTATTCTCCCAAATATACGCAGATATTTATCATAAAAATTAGAAATTTCCACCGTCCATTTTAACATCTGCGCTGGCAGACTGCGTGGTCTGCGATCCTAAAATTTGTTCTAGTTCTCCCGATAGTCTTGTCATTACTACAGCTAGGCTATTGTACAGATCAGCCACTTCTTTATGGTCTAATACCATATTTTTTTGATTGCTCTTAATAGATATACGAGCTTTGTTTAGAAAGTCCTCTATAGGAACGGTGTTCAGTGGCTTCATTGTTTGCTCACGGTGTTCAGTATTGTACGCATCTCAAGCTCAGTTTTAAAGGGTCCCTGAAAAGGATAGCGCTCTAAGGTTATCAATTTTGGACAGAAGCTTTTGACCCAACCTTTTTTAAATTGTATGACATAGTATCCGGCACAATAGAGGCTTTTACTCTTACCGCTTTTAGCATAAATTGGAAGTTTTTTAACTATGTTGTATACAGGGTTATGTGGTTTAGAACTACAGGGATAGTCGTAAACTGATAGATCTGGTTCATTCTTGTTCTTCTCTTTAAGAGATTTTTTTGTACTTTCGTCTAGGTACTCTAGTCCTAGCTCTAATTTAACTTCGTTAAGATCTCGAATATCTACCTTCTTACCTTTTCGATAAAAAGTAAAGCCCTTCTTTTCTTTATTCAAAGTGCCTAGCTTAGTTCCTTCATTTTGAACTATCCAGGATTTATTTGGTACTAACGTTTTGGCAACTGCATTCATACTACATACCTCGCATTTAATGGTTCAGCATAGCTCTGTACTTGTTCACTAACCTTTTGTAGATCAAATTCGGCACAGAGTTTAAGCAATCTAATTCCAACTTGACTAATCTGTTTGTCGGAATTAATTGATTCTCGTATAGTTTCATTTATTAACAGTTTAATTTCATCGGGCTGTGCTGTCAAGTCACACAGTTTAACATTTCGATTGTAATCATCTAGTACACGATGTTCGACACCCTCGTGGTCGGTCCAACGTTGCAACATCATATTATTCCAATTATATCCGCGGTCGGTTCGATCAGCAAAGGCTTCACGGAGACCAACCTTATTCTTTGTGCCTTTCTCACGTACTCCCGGATAAGCACTAAAGATGTTGTCGGAGGTGTCGCCACGCATACACTTCTCAAAGAGTAACCATGCTGGGTCCGGTACGCCTTTTGCTTCATTAGTTTTTTTATCCTTAACAGGCTTACCCTTTTCATCAAAGTATCCTTCGTGTGTGGTTGTAATCTGCATCACACCGTTATATTGTTTTACGTTTGGAGCGATGAGTTGTGCGAAATCGCCATCTGTCGAAATAATAACATGATTATCATTTGGATGATT